TATGCTCCACCACTAATGACACCATTAAGACCATTAGCGATACTTGAGAAGTCTAAAGAGTCTGGCTCTGACTGGTCCAATGAAGCAATGGTACCGCCTGCATAATCGGTTGCATTAGGAACTGTAAAGCCAGGCATTGTTTACCTCATGTGTCTAGAGAGTACGTGCTCTAAGTATACTTATTTACAGAGCACGCTGCCCAATACTTTAGAGTGTGTCGTAGATGTTGCCATTCTTCTTCAAGTAATCGTAAAGATCACGAGGAAGGTTGTAGCGCACACCATCTTTAAAGTCGTAACTGTTTGAACCCCAGAACATGAGCCAAGTGCCTTTTACACGACCACTTACTTGGTCGGCTCGCACTTCAAGGGGTTGTACTTCTACGGCAGGAGTTTCTTCCACTACTTCGTCTACTTCCGCAAATTGACTTGCTTTGTCTTTTTTGGTTGCCATCACTGTCTCCTAGTTGTTTGAGTTTACTTATGAATATGGGGCGGGTTTCCCCGCCCCATACTCTACTGCATTTTACTTCTAAAGATTAGAAGTCAGCGTCAATAGCGCCACCCTTGGTGTTGATCAACACTCGGGATTCGTGCGTGATTACGCCGAAGCCCCAGATTGCGTACCAAGCAAGACCATGCTCACGACCGAAGTCAATGACGCCACCGTCACGGAGTTCAACTGGCAAGGCAATAGCCTGACCAAATGCGTTGTCTCCGATCATCATGGCTGAGTATGATGTCTCTGTTGGGTCGTTAACTGAACCACCTGGGGTTACGTCAACGATTCCAGTGCCACCCTGAAGAACTTGCGTGGTCTCAATGAACACTACGTCGTAGATACGACCGATTTCACCGAGCATGAAGTTGCCAGGAGCAGCGTACTTTGTGACTTCAATGAATTCAGGCCAGTCACGGAGCGAGCGGCTCTGGGCTGGGTGAACGAAGCACACGTAGGTGTCGCCGAGGCGTGGGATGTTTTGACCAGCAAGGACCTGAACTGCGTCTTTGATGGTTGCTGGTGAGAGGTAGCCAGGAGCCGAAGCCGAGCCTGCTGCCGAGTACTCGTATGGAGCAATGGAGCCACGAGTGCTGCCGTTGGTCTTGCGACCGAAGACAACGCTTGGTGCTACTGCTGAACCACCACCGAATGGAACGCCTGCACTGTACAGCGTGTTGCGTGCCTGAACGTCCATGGACTGTGCCATGTGACGACCGAGCAAGCGGCTGGACGATGCCATAACGTCATCAAACGATGCGTTCAAGAGCAACTCGGTTACTGCAACCGACTTGCCTTGTTCTTTCACGGTGATTTGAATCTGCGAAGCAGTCAAAGCCGATGGTTCCATGCGGACGCCTTCTACCAACTCCGAGCCGCCAGCATCAACCGTGAGGTTGTTGTAACGCATGAAGTTGACGGTGAGACCTGGCATGACTCCCAGTTCCGTCTTCTTGACAGCGAACTGTTCAAAACGAAGGACTGGCATTGCTTGGAACAAAATCTCTTTTGACCAAATTTGCTGAATTGCTGGTGAAAGTGTTGCGTCTGAGGAGTAACCAGTAGTCGTGATTGACGACAGACCTGCTCCTGTTACCGCACCACCTGTTGGGGCTGGGAAAGCCATATTATAATCCTCCTAGGATTAAGGTTGGGTATGTGGTTTAAAACCTGCCCCTATTAGGGCGGGCATTGAGTAGCCGATCACGCATTTTTGCATACTGATCCATTGTCATGTTACGGATATCATCCGCATTCAACTGTTGGTATTCCGTCTGAGTTTCCATTGGCCCGACAGGAGGCGCCGTTACTGGTGCCCCCCTCAAGCGACCTTGCTGTTGCGCAGTCGCTTGTTGGATTGATTCAATAATAGCATTACTTCGGTCACGAAGTACACTAATAGATGTTTCAATCTCATCTTCCGAACTACCCGCCACAAGATCAACGAGTTGAGGGATGATGTTCTCTTGCTCCTCGCCCAGACGACGCTGGCGGTAGGAGTTGAGTTCTTGGAGACGGCGCTCTTTTTCAATGATCGCCTCTTGGGACTGGCGCTGGGCTTCAATTTCCTCAAAGCGTCGCTTGTAGTCCCCGTCAATTTCTTGGAGTTTTAGGTTGAATTCGTCTTCTCGCTTGGCGATAAGTTCCTTGGCACTCAGTTCGTCTACTTCACGTTGGCGAAGGAGTTCTGATTCCTTGGACTTACGTTCTTCAGCCTCTTTACGGGCTGCCTCACGCTCTGAGGAGATTACGTTCATTTGGTCTTCCATGGACTTCACACGGGAATCCGCTTCCTCAATGCGCTTATACATTTTATCTTTTTCTTGCTTGCGGATGCTCTCAACTTCATCTTCAGTGAAGACTTTGCTGGGCTTACTCATAGCACTTTCTACGAAGCGTTCCACCATCGGTGCGTCCGCAGGTACAGTAATAATGTCCCCTTCGGGACTGACGTTCTTAGCCATAATGTTTTCCTTACCTAGTTTGTTTGGCGGTTAATAACAGTTTTTTTGAACCTTAATTGTCTTCGTCTGGGTTACGGCGCTGGGCGAACCTTGCTCCGTATGCCCGTGAAACTATCTTGTTTACTAACTCCTCTTCTATTGGTGGCACTCCTGGTAAAGGAGCGTTACCGCTATCAGATGAAGCCACATTACCATCTCCAGAAGGTGTGGGTGCGGGAGCCGCCCCTCCGTCTGGGTTCGTAACCATTCCAGTAGCCAACATAATGGCTTGCTGAATTTGGGCACGCATCATATCAAGAGCGCCCTGATCCAAGGCGTCATCCTGAAGTTCTTCAAAGATCTCAAGCATCTTCTCATTGGGGAACTCTTCGCCCAAGGTACGCAAAGCACCACGCTTAGATTCCAGACCCAATGCCATTTTGGCTTGAACCTCATTAAGTTTGATAAGCACATCTACAGGCAATGGCTCAGGCCAGTGCACCGTGGTCTTATAGATACTTGGATCCCGAGGGTCTAACTGAGGAAGTTGATCTGGTTCGGGTTCCGCAGAGAGAGAAGGGTTATAGGTAAGCCACTCAGGTTGAAAGATAGCCACGGTACGAATGATGAGTTCATTTACTCTCTCTAAACCTTTGGTGAAGTGAATCTTTTTCATCATGAAACGATTCATCATTGGCTGGTATTGGATAGCCAAAGCAACACCTGAAGTATTGGATACTGGTTGGAATTGACCGAGAGCAGTCTCAGGTACACCAGTGATCTCATGCATGGTGCGCTTTATGACACTGATGTATTCCAAAGCACCAGACATCTCACCACGAGATTCAAGGTTGAAAACATTGGCGTCTTTAGGAAGACCTGCCCAAACTTTCTTAGGACCACGCTCTAATTGTGAAGCCTTAGCGCCAGTAATAATCGTTACAGGAGCAGCGTGGTAGTTGATGATGTCAGATACTTCAACCATCTTCTCGTTAAGTTCACGGTTCAATGGAATGATGTCCCAGACATCTGATTGACCCCAAGGCGATGACGAGATGGTCGTATTTGGGATATGAACGATGGGGATAGTTCCTAACACATTGTCGTACTGATCAATGATTTCATCATTGATGAATTGTTGAACAGTGTCATCAGTAAGGATTTCAGTAAAGGTATATACCTGCCGAGTACCTTCAGGTGAAGTTCCCCAAAAGCGATACTTGAGTTTAAAACGAATCAAACGGTCACGGTCATGTGGGTGATACTCAGGGAAGCAGTGTGCTGGGTTCAAAGGAATAACCCGTACACGACCTGCATGCACAATTCCCACGGTGTCTTCGTAAGGTTCTTCGTACGCAACTTTAACAAAGCAGTCACCAGTTACTGAAGCAAGTTGACCCATCTCCCACAACACATAGTGCTTGTTGTTATCTTGGTCCCATACACGGTGAAGCAGGTGTGGAATGATGGCGCCGTTCTGTTCAGGTGTTTTAAATTGAACACCCTTACCAAAACAAAAGTTAGTAATGTAATCCGACATAGTGCGGACGTAATTCAAGTAGAACTGTGACTCGCCCATCTCACGGCGGTAACTCCAGTGGTGACCTAGATACCAAGCCCATGCTGCGCTGTAACGATTTAAGCGTGGTCCATGGACCTCAAACTCTTCGTCTGCCAACTCCACCAAACCCAGAGGACTAATAGCAACGGTGAGGTCGCTTGAAGATGCACGGTAAGACGGGGACCAGAAATCAACTGCCATCAGTTACACCTTATCAAAGTTTGTGGATGTATAAATTGTAGCCTGATATCTAAGGGAACGTTATTAATATAAGGCATTCCTCTATTGGTTAGGCTCACCAGTCCAGACAATAGTTCCCTGACCTGTTCCTGCTTTACGCTTACCACGAGTTCCCTTATCTGGTGCTGTGCGGATTCCCGTAGTTACATGCAACCCAACAGGAGATGTGCTTTTCAAGTAGTCATCACCTGCCCCTTCAGATAGTTCAATGTTCTTATCTTGCAAGTATTGTTGCTGAACTTTAGGAGCCGCTACATTTTGCTCGGTCAACTTTCGGTCAACGTTATAGATAGCAAACTGGTCGCCACGCATTGCGGCTGACCGTGCCGCCCGTGCTCCTCTTGTGGTATTGGGGTACCTGCGGGATACATCAAGAAATACGTCTGTTCCAGTATTCCAAGTACCTAAATTGCTCTCTCTTTTAGTTAGCGCTCCCTTGTGCTCTTCAGATGTAGCAAAATCGGAAATATCATCAGATGTAATACTGGAAGTTGGGACAGTGTGCTCATGCCCAGGAATGGAGACCATTGTTCCTGTAGTAGGGGGTTTACCCGTCTGCAAGTTGACAGTGTACCCAGTGCCCGTTAACGTGTTGTGTAACACGGTATCTGGGTCTATTGGGTATGTCCAACCCTCAGCATTTGCGTGAGGTATTTTACGAGCCATTACTTGGTTTTTTTAGCAGGTGTCTTTTTAGCAGGTGCTTTTGCAGCAGGGACAGCAGCAATTGCTTTTGTTGCAAGGTTCAGCAAGAGGGCAGTGTTCTTATCACCAATCTTGGTTGATACCACTGACAAACCAGCGGCTACTAGTGGGATTGCCACAGCGACTACTTCTGACGAGACATTGTACTTTGCAGCGACATAAGCCAAGAGACCAATAGCGGCACCTTTAATTGTTGCGTCTGCGTGTGTTTTCTTAAGATCAGCCATGATGACTCCTTGAATAGGTTTAGATTGATTATACCGTTTTACGGGTACGGGTGTTTTCTTGCTCTTGAACATACGTGTGATACGGAGCGCCTGTATGGGGATCAAAGCGAGCAGCAATAGTCAAAGCCTTAATAGCGTGGGTTTTAGCCTGCTGAACGGTTTGTTTCTTGTTATGTGTAAGTACTTGCATTGCCCCCAAAGCGTAGGCAGATCCTGAACCAATTGAGTAGAGACCATTGGCTTCTGACGCCCACGAGTAATCCCCATCCACAATGTAAATAACACCGTTTACAGCAATTAAAAGGGTAGACCCCTGCTCTGCCATATGTTCTTTGTCTTCACGATCAGGGATGGAATAGCCTTGGGAATCAAAGCATTCCCGTAGAGCAGGAATGAACTTGGCAGTAAAGAACTGATCCAGTTTCTTTCCTTTGATATTTGGAGGAGGTGCGGGTGGCTGAAAGACGTGGTGCAAGATATTAATTGCACGAACATCTCCAGCCGCCCCTAGCAAGTATTTGCCATTTACTGCAACCTTGCTGGATCCCTCTCTCAAGGTACCTATCTGAGACAGCCCAGTAGAATCCATGGAAGAAATACGGGAATCAACGCACACGACAGCAAAGCCATCACCTTGTACGCCAATAACCGTGGTCATTAGTCTGCCTGGTATTCCTTGCCGTTGTACATTGCCCAACCGTCATAGATTGGAATGACATCGTAGGAGAAGCGATGTGCTCCTGAATCTTCGTACTGAACGATTCCAAGACCTTGTTGCCAGTTCTCATAACGAGTTAGCGGACGACCGTCTAGATCCACCCCACCACGAGTAGAAGGGATAGCCCCGTCAATCCGAGCAAGGCAACCAGGAGAAGCAGCCATGATGGTTCTTGGTCCATCAAAGTCTTCACGAGTTTTAAATGCTGTTTCAATTCTGTGAATGTGCCCATAGATAACGCTCGTCTTTTCTTGATTGAGGTAAACGTGTGCTGTGGAGCCTGACGACTTCACACGATCACCGTGGATAATACGGAGTTTCTCATTGACCCAGAAATCTGCTGCTGGATAACCTGGACGGTACTCCACGCCAAACTCGTCCATGCGACAGAGGTAAGGAACAGATAGTACAGGCCATGATTCAGGAATGTTTCCCTTACGCAAACCATAAGCAACACCTGCGTTAACAAGAATGTACTTAGGCATACGCTCTTCGTGGTTTCCTGCCAACCAAATGATCTTTGCATCAGGAGCCATCGCTCGCATCTGTGCACAGAAGAAAGTTGCACGATCAATGGATGCTTGTGTCGTTTGTGCGTACGCAGGATACGTCAGGTACTTACCCATTTCAGGAAAGTCCAAGTTGTCTCCTACACATGCAATAACTTCAGGTTGCGTGTTCTTGATAACACTTAATGCAATGCTGATTGCTTTCTCATCATGAGTTGGCTCTAACTGACCATCACGACCACGGTAGTACCCAATCTGAATATCGGGAACAATTACACATGTTTTGAATGTTGTTGGTTTCTTTGTTTTGGCTGTTACTGGCGGCATCTTGACAGCAGGACCTTGCTTTACAACAGGCCATTCAGGACCAGTCTCCCATTTAGGGCTGAACTGGATTGCTGCAAGATCATGAATTTGTGCTTCACCATCAGCATCTTTTGTAAGTGACTGATACAACTTTACTTTTCTAACGTCACCAATTTCGTTGATGTCAATGTTTTTACGTTCTAACATTTCTACCAACTTGCCAAGAAGTTTGCTCTTGTCTTGTGGTGGGTTACTTAATGCGTCTGCCAGTTCACTCATTGTGCGCCTCCTTGGTAACAACAGCAATCCTTATTGACATGCCGTTGGATGGTACTTATGCTTACGTTGTATCCATGTTGGCGCATGACTTTAGTAAGCCATGACGCACTGTACGTTTTACTTTTGCCCAAACCGTTATCATCTCTGATGAGTTCAATGGCTCTATCTATAGCCTCTTGTTCATCAGGAGTCATCTTCATTTTGGTGCGAGTAAACTTGCAAGTATCGGATGTTGCACTATCTTTTGGATTTAAGAGTGCATCCAATAAACTACTTTTATGGTCTTCTTGTTTCACAAATACCTAACCTTTTGTAATTCAGAATTACGGTCAGGAACATCCTAGCACCCTATTCACGGGCGTGTCTAGTACTACTTCTTTGTGAGATGCCAATCCAAATGGTTGGTGAGGCGCTCGCCTACAGTGTCTAGTTTTTCGCTATTGGTCTCAATAGCACGTTTCACACCTTTTAAATGAAGCATGACCATGCCGTGATCCAAACGGTTCTCTTTACGCATGGCAATGAATTGCCTAATGGTAAAGCCAAGCGCTCCCGTTACAGAAGTAATAACGGTGGCAATAATGAGTGCCCATGCATCGGTCATAACAAATCTCCGTTAACTTTTGAATTGATCCCAGTTAATGCTGGGGAAGGATTTAGGGGTGGCTTGACGCTTTTCTTTTTTAGGTTTTGCTTCTCTTTGAAGAGCATTAAAAGGTGCATCTGATCCTGCTTGACGGCGTTCCGCCGCCCACACACCTTCTTGAACCATCATTGCTGGAACTGTAAAGTCAAGCCCAAGATCACTTTGTATCTCACGAGCAGCACGAGTTGTGGCTTCAGCACCAACTGCATGTTGTATACCCGCAGGAGTAATAGACTTATTGCCTACACCAACAGCCATTTGACGACCACGTTTAGTCTTCATCTGCTTTGTAGAAAGGCTAACGTCCCCTGCTACTTTGCGGACTGCCTGTGGTTGTTGACGTTCATTAGCAAGCATCCATGAGTCATTAGGGGTTTGAAGACGATTTGATAAAACACCTTCGTTACTAGAACGTAGCCCTTCAAAATCAAACATTCCTTGACCAGCGGCTTCTTGCCCACGACTTACCCGTCCAACATGCCCAGCACGCAACTGGTACTCACGATGTTCTGGGCTATCTGGGACAGCCAATTCATGTCCTTTTCCATATGAGAACAGTTTTGGGTTGTCCATTGGTGACACCGTGCGTGTTCCTTGCATTGCCTCATGGGCATACTGAAGGTTTGAACGCATAGATGTTTTTGCCATGTTGGTAACATCCACACCTTTAGAATGTTTTTGAATTGTTTCACGAATTGAAGGTTCTGTAATACCTTGTACTACATGTCCTGGGATGTCTTTAAAAGGAACTTCTTTACCGTGTAACTCTTCAGGCACTGTTACTTTTTGGGAGCGCAGGGCATCAACGAGTTCAGGTTTAAAGTGCATTGACCCACCAGTATGAGCACTACTTAGTGCAGACAAAGCCGCTTTTTCACTTTCAGGTTTTGTTTGAATACTCAAACGGCTGGTTGCGTTAACAACTCGTTCAATAGGGATATTCCCACTACCAGTGGTTTCATCAAGTTCTTTGCGGTGCTTAAAATAGAATTCCTGACCAGCAATACTTTCTTCTGGTAAACGAACGTCACCTGTTGTAGCAGAATGAAATGCTTGTTTGCGGGCAGAAACCATATCATCCATAGACAATGATTTAGAAACCATTTGAGGAGCAGCGGTGGCATAACGCTTTCCTTTTGATTGCATTCCTGGTCTAGGTGACTTCAAACCACGTTCTGCAAGTGTTGCCATTTGTTCTGGCATTGTCTCAGACACACGACTAACCATCCCTACAGCGTCTGATTGCTCTTTCTTAGGAAGGTCACCGAATTCAAGTACTCGGTTAGATAAGTCTGGACCTGCTTTTTTGGCTTTGGCCTTTTTCTTAGCCGCCATTACACGCCATCTTTGTTTTGAGGGTTGTTCTTGATGTACGCACGGGTACCTGCTTCACGACGACGCATAGGGTCAATAGCACGGTATTGGCGTTTTACACCATTAGATTTCTTGTTGACAGAAGTGCCTTGTGGCTTAAACAAGTCAAGAGCGTCAACGTAACCCACACCCAGACCAGACATATTGCGCTTCATGTCAATGCCACCCTTAGGACCTGGAGTGTGTCCTAGAATTGGGTTGCGGTCACCCGTCCCGTAATCAGGGCGTCGGTACTGCTGCTGAGTCTCATGGAAATGTTGCTTGCGGGTTTTAACCACACCAGCAAAGAATCCAGCCCCAGCGTACACCTGACCGATGGCTATCCCACTTTGGGTATTAGTAGGGGGAGTCGTTGGACTCCCCCCACCATTAACATCGCTGTCGGATGTGCTGGCGCCTGCGTCGGCGCCGCCTTCCATACTTAGTCGTTAACGACTGTTGGGTTCATGCGGTTCATATGACCGCCACTGTTGTACTCGTACTCAAATGCTGGCATGCCGTCGCCTGACATTGATCCTTGAACGAACTCGCTCAAAACCGATGGGGCTTCAATCCATGAAGCGGAGCCAACGTGAGCACGCTCACGCATAGTCTCTTCTGGGTACTTGTAAAACATCTCAGGGTTGTTATGGTTCTGACGACCTGGAGCAGATGTCGGATCCATGTATGCGCCCTTGGCGAAGTCGTTTGGAACGTCAGTGTCAGTTGCGACACCTTCTTCAAAACGCAACGGTCCTCGGTTGCCTGGGATGCTTGGCGCCATTGAACGTTCAAAAACGTTCGGTGAGCGCTCTGGGAATTGTGGTGCTGGTGCTACGTTCACGTAAGCCTCCGTGAGGTTGGATTAATTAATATCTAAGATTAGCACCATTTAGCGACCGAAGAATGGAGATTCCGCTACTTGTATCTGTGGCATGGTATCCGTCATGGTCATAAAGCAAGCAATAGCAAGGGAATCGGGGTAGTCATCAAAAGCACCTTTTTCATTAGGAGCCTCTGCGAGCATGTAAGGACCACGGTAAGCCTTCTCTAGGTCACCCATTTGCTGGTTAAAGCGCTTCCAAGTACGGGTACGTTTAGCCTTAGAGTGACCTGGAATAATTAATTGCTCCCTCTGAATGAGTTCAGTTAGATGTACCCAGCGCTCGTGTTGTGCCTTAGAGTCCGAAGATATGGAAACTACTTCAATATCTGGCAAGAGAACTTTGAAACGTTCAGCCACAGCACCGCCCACACCCTGAGAATCAATACCAATTCTGAGAGGGTCGTAGTTGCGTAGGAAATCAATGATTTGGAAATACTGGGTTTCCCATTCTTCGTTGTTGATTTCCAACCAATTGAGGACACGGTGTTCATGGAAGCCAAAAGGGTCTGGATGGTCCCAGTCAACCCAGCAGACTGTCACTACGGTGGAGTCATTAGAGCGAGCAACGTCAATACCGACCACTACGGGAGTCCTCCACCATTGCTTTACAAGCCCCATAGAGGGGTCATAGAGCCTCTCTAAGCGCTCATCCGTGACAAACATACCTCTATCAAGGACCCACTTATTCTCATAAGACATTTGGAACTCGTCAGAGTCTTCCCCGATACGTAGTTTTTCTTTAGCAATAAACTTGCCATAGTTGGCGTTGTACTTTGCAGCGACCTTCCAGTCATACTCAAAGTGTGAAGGGCGGGTCTTACGACCACCATTAACCATTCGTCTTTTGTTGTACTGGATCATCTTGTAGAAGTAAGACTTGTTTCGGGTAGCCGTTCCTGTAAGGCAAATGCTTCCGTTGTTAAAAGCAAGCATTGGCTTAATTGATTTAGCAATCATGAACTCGTCGGCGCCTTGAGCCTCGTCAATCAAAATGAAGTGGTACGTCTTTGATTCAATCTTGGCTTTAGGGTTACACGTTTGCATACGGCAAAGGGAACCTGAATGCTTCAGAGTAATAATGCGTCCCTTACCTCGTGCTCCGCCTGATGTGGCTTTGTCATCAATCTCAGGGTCTAGGAGGAAGTCAAGAGCGTGCTCACTTGTTAACTTTCCAACGATACGACTAAAGACGGTATCGGCTTGGTCTTCTACAGGAGCAAACACTCCACACCAAAAACCTCGCTCAAACTTCTCTAACCATGTTGGATACACCTTTGCCAACTTAGGCAAGATAACCATCATGGAAGCCATGACGTTAGAGAGCACTTCGGACTTACCACTCTGACGTGTTGCGACAACAGTTATTTCTTCGCCGTCACCAAGGATGACAGACTCAATCAAGCGATAGGCAATAGGAACCTGGTATGGGAAAAGTTCAATATCGCAAAACTCTTCAGTAAAGATAATAATGCGTTTAACCAATTCGTCAAGAAACTCCGCCGAAGTCTCGTCTAACTCTTCGGCTACTTCTTCGGCTAAAAGGTTTTCGTCTAGTTCGTCGTCTGTAAGCACAGACCCATCATAGACTATTAATAGGCGTGGTTATCAAACTTCATCTGACCTTGGTCAGGGCTTGGTTGGCTAATTCTGGCTGGGCGAACTTCTGCAATGAGCGCAGCGGCATCTTCAAGGAGCATCGTGAGGTTTTTGATGTCTACAAGTGTGGCTTCTGCATCATCAGGGGATGTCGTAAATACCTTAGAGGCATACGATTCAGTAAGCATGAAAAGGTCACTAATAGCGTTAGTAAGGCGGCGCTTATCGCTTTTTTCTAGGTTGGTAATTACTGCTTTGGTTTCCGTGTTGTTTGTCATATGTGTGAGGGTAGCAGGCTTAATTGTGAGCGTCAACCCTTCCCTGTAATTCTTCCCAAATATTGTTGAGGGCAATAAGAGCGTCGTCTACTTCTCCGATAGGTCCATCGTGGTAACGCCATTTATCAAAACTGGCTCCAAGACTCATAATACTGTTATCAAACCACTGAAGCAATGACGCACGGTCCAAGTTACGGATCCTCTGTGGAATCTTTATCTCTTTTGGTTCTGTCTTCTTAACAAAAAAACCCATCACCACATCCCTATCTCTCGTGCGGGCGTATCCATGTCACGCCCTCCTATGGCTTGTAATATACCGTCTGTTTCAGTGGTTACCTTAAGGCGCTTACACAATCCTATTTGTAGAGTGTACTTAGATGTTCTAATTTGGACACCTTTACCATGGCGCCATGGGTAGTCAGTTTCTTTCATGAACCCCATACACATCAGAGGTGTACGCAAATCTACAAAATCTCTAATGATCCAATAGATGCGCCCATTACCATGGACCTTATTCATGACTACATTTGAGATTGTACGAAAAACGTGCTCTCTTCATCGCCCGATGCCCTACTGTTTGGAAAGTTATTGAGTACCGAGTTAATATAGCGCCCTTTTGATTGAGCCGACGCAAATGATTGATAAATATGTGCAGGAACATTTAAGTATTTCCATGGGGTTCCATATTTAATAAAGCGAACAAAGAGGGTGCCACTAAATCCAACAGCCCCAGAAGCACCTTCCAAAGCAACATAACGAAAGGCTTCTACACGACTACTTTCATCAGGTGGATGGTAGTACGTAGTATTTGGATCCCACGGAATGGGGGTTAGTGTGCTGGGTGTAAACGTTCTTTCGTTTGCACGAGTACGAGCACGCTCTTCTTGGATGAGACCTTGACCTGAGTAATAGTTTAAACCTTCAGCAAAGCGTTCCCTTGCCGACTTGTTTAATCCTGGTTTAGGTCGTGGTGCCATATGGCTATGTTATGCCTTTGGAGGGAGCGTTGCCTCATAGTCAAGGACGGGTTGTGGCATAGCCTGACCTTCGGTAAAACGGATGTGCCAACTCTCAGCGCCTGGCATATCTACGACCTCATGACTAAAACCAAACTTCTGTTCGTTAGCCAAAAGCCAATCCATAACTTTCTTGTTACCCGTATTAGCAATATCAATTGCAATGCCGAGCATGTGACGTGAACATTTCGCTGGATCATCTACGGGACTGGCAAGAACAGCCATGCCCTTCTTGAGATACCAAGTCTTGCCATCATAGGTGCGAGTCTGGGCACCTGGAATAACCTCTAGTTGAAATCTTTGTAGGAATCCAGCCTTTTGGGCGCCGATACTTCTAAAAGTGTCACCGACGCTAGTCGGAGCCAAGACAACACCATCAGTCTTAGCGGCTGCCTTCATTGCTTCAAAAGCACGAGCGGCGCAATGGTGCAGTTGACCGCCACACGACAGTTTGCGAAGCATTGCTGGAGTGATCTCTGAAGGCTTTTTGCCCTTAAGGTGCTCACAGTATTTGATTGGGACCACAGGCCAGGTCATTTTTGTCATGGCACTAGTTTACACTACCTATATCCCGTGTTTCCACTTTGCATCCTCAGTTGCGCCAACTCCATCGTATATACGGGCTTGCGCATTAACCCATTGAGAGGTTGTGCTATTCCAAACCTTTGGGAGAACAGTTACCCACTGAGAGGTCGCACTATTCCAAATTTTGACTACGCCACCCATAGTCTTAACAGTGAGTGAAGCAGCCGTTCCCTCACCAGCGTCATTAGCAGCAGTTACAGTATACGAATAATCGGTGTACGGTGATAAACCAGTATGCACATATGAAGTAGCACCCGTATTTTGCAATACAGTTGCGCCAGTCCTTAGAACATAAGAACTAACAGCATTACCTCCGTTAGAACTTGGTGCACTCCAAGACAAAGTGATTTGGCCAAAAGTCGTGTTATCACCTGCAAAAGATTGCGGTGCGCTAGGTACAGTTCTCGGAGTGCTGGTTGTGTTTCCTGGAGACCCAGCACCAGCAGCATTGATAGCACGAACATAGACGGTAAGAGCAGTTCCGTTTGTTCCAGCAACAGAAAATGGGTTGGATAGAACCGTAGCATAAGTAACATTATCTGTTGAATACTGATAAGAACTAACAGCATTACCACCGTTATCAGACGGAGCGCCAAAACTTACAGATATTGAACCGTTAGCAGGTGTTGATGCCATGCTTGTTGGTGCGCCTGGAGTAGTTCGTGGAGTGCTTGTTGCATTGTTTTGTGCTCCAGCACCAGCGACGTTTACGGCACGAACATAAACAGTAATGGCGGTACCGTTTGGACCATTGACATAAAATGGATTAGTTGGCGTTGTGGTCCAGTTAGCGTTATCCGTAGAGTGTTGATAAGAAGTAACTCCGCTTCCGCCATCAGATGATGGTGCAGTAAAACCAATGCTTACAGAACCATTACCAGGAGTTGAAGTAACGCTTGCTGGTGCACCAGGAACAGTCCTTGGAGTACTTGCAGCACTTGCCGATGCACCTGCACCTACAGCATTAATCGCACGAACATAGACGGTGAGGGAAGTTCCGTTTGTACCAGAAACAGAGAATGGATTGGATGGAACTCCAACCCAACTAGCATTATCTGTTGAATACTGATACGAAGTTGTTGCAGGGTCATTAGTTGATGGAGCGCCAAACGAGATAGAAACAGAACCATTACCAGGAGTTGAACTTACACTCGTTGGTGCAGAAGGGACACCACCTGGTCGTGCAGGAATAGGGATATCCCATGTGACAGAACACGGTCCACCAACATAGAAACCGATGACACCAGCCGCAGAGCCTAATCCTTGAATTGAACCTGTAAAGTTTGGTGGAGCAGTACCCCATGTACTGTAATTGTATGAGACAGTTCTTGCAGGACCAATGGTTCTGTCAGTTGCAACACTTTGTGTATTGGTAATTTCAACTTGAGCAGGAGCCGCAGTAATCACATTGTTGTAAACATGATTAAAAGTTTGTCTATCATTAATTACCGCAGCAGCGTTACGAACATAAAACTGAATTGTTCCTGAAGTACTCCCAGATCCGCTATCAACAGCAGTCCAGCCAGAGAATTCATAACCAACCCTAAAGTTCTGTGCACCACCACCAGTGGATGCGGCACCATATGTAATCGCCATAAATTATGGAGTCTGGAACCAGATATCGTTGTTTGCAAGTGCGGTTGGTGTTCCGTTTTGAACAAACACGGTGCGAGTGCCAATCTTTGAAGCGTTAGAAGCAGTACCAGTCAAATCAGCAGTAATGGTTCCAGCAGCAAAGTTGCCACTGCCATCACGGACAACAATTGTGTTGTTTCCAGCAGATGCCGATGCAGTAGTGGCACTATTAGAAACCTTGCCAGACGTAGCAATAGTTGAAAGTTTTGTATCAGCAATAGAACCAGCAAGCATCGTGTTAGTGACCTCACCTGTAGAAATAGTATAAGAACTAGAGGTAACAAGGGTCCAAGCGGAGCCATTAAAGATCCACTTCTTTCCACCTGACGTGAAAGAGTCGCTTGTGGCTGGGGAGTTAGGAAAGTCAATAGCCATAGTTACCTAGTTTACCCTATGTGTTATTAGGGGTTAGAACCACCAGAAATGCTTGAGTATTGAAAGAGATGCCAGAATAACCCACAGGACATTAAAAAGAATGATTGTTGGTAATGTCTTCTTTGTAGATGTCCAAATAAGAGCAACGCTGGAGATGATGGCAAAGATGTAGAGCCACCAAAACTGCTTGCCAAGTAGTAAGCCAGGAAAGATGATTGCAATCTTCGTAGAAAATCCCCAAGCCTCTACGGTATTGACTCTTGTCCAATATTCCTTAGAGGACATAGTCTTAACGGCTGTGACAATCTTACTAAGAAACATTCTTACTTTCTAAAGCAATATTAAGTTTTTCCTCAAAAGTCAAGGTTGGGTACTTGTTAACCACAGTCACAATCCACTGTTTAAACTCAGCAGAGATAGTAGGATGTGCTGGAATCAACCTATAGTTTGCTTGTCCTTTTAGGAACATTGCTAAAGGCATGTCTGGCATAGCATCAATCTCGTCTAAGACGGCTTGAGGAATTTCAAGCAGGTCAATTGCCATTTTTGAGTAAATTGCCATTGGGTGATCACTATTAAATGGTTCTTCAACCATAAAAGACCATTCACGCATGTTTTTAAATAGTTGGTAGATGGTGCACCCATACCACATAGCGCTTGGAGTAGGGCTTTTTTCCAAATCAGGAGTCCCTGGACTACCATCTTTACCTAGTGCTTTAACTTGAACGTAATCAATAAAGAAATGAGGTACTACAGAAATAATGTGCCCCCATTTTTCAAATAAAGTCACTTTCATCTCAAAGTCATCAAAACCCGATTTGTGTGCTACGTCCCAAGTTTGGTTTTCATAAGGTGTTCCAAGAACAGGACTAAGGCTGCCATATGAAAGGTTTTCGCAGCGGTCTCCTCTGGGCGCATTACGCCCTTCTTCAGTAAACTCACATTTCAAAAGAATAAAAAGTAATGGATTTTCTGATGGCACAGAGTCCAACAGTAGGTTATCCCAACCTAAGTCTTCTATTGTCATGTTGTCTCCTTGAGTTGTTTCTCTACTATTTGTAATTTATGGCAGTGGCTACTGAGGTTATTTTGAAAAACCATATTTGGTGCATCAACTGCAAATAAGTCTATATCAAGCGTATCTGGGTCCCGCCCTACCTCTACGCACATTCTATAAATCTCATTCAGGATAGAATGGCGAATTGCTTCTAATTCACTTCTTTTTGTCACGAGACCACCACCTATGATTGCTTTCTTCTTTCAAACGAGCATCTACTCGTATTCTTTCTTTCCTATACGTGGCACCTGTTTCTTTAGGGGAAATAAACCCTGATCCAAACCCAGTATTTGAATAATACTTAAGATCGGACTCATCATTAAATGAAACTTTTGTAAAGTCCGAATCCCTCTTGAATGGGATAAGTTGTGCAATCGGTGTATTGTACTTCAGCGTAAATGGCCTATCCCCCGTCAAGTTCAAAACAACATTTAATGTGTGGTAATAGTCCGTGTGTACAATTGCTGGCACCACAGTGTAATCTTCGCTAGGTTCCCAGTAGCAAGGAATTATTAGCGTTGACCATCCTGGAGCAGTCTCTAACCTCCACGGGTTAACCAACTTTGGATATTGCCCTGTTTCAATCTTTCGCACACTTGTCATGGGGCACTCACCAGTGGATTGGTAATTAAACCCTGATACCTGCCCAATAGGTGTGGGCTGTCCACCTGTCACCGCTGGGGGGTGGAAATCATCTGCGCCAGTTTCCCATGCACCATTACCATCTGGGCGAAAACGGTAGTTAGTCCACATTGGAAGAGTCACACCAGCCGCAAGAAGGTCAATGGTGCCAACGCATTTCCGTAAGGCTGCTCCCTCTTTACTAACCCGCTTGAACCAGTTTGGTAAATTTGCCGTACTATTTGCAAAAGGAGCAGACTCCATCAACCTATTATCTGTTGGGGTAAACCGTATCTCTCCTGGTTTGACTTTGTGTTTCTTGCTCATTTTAGTTCCATTCCTCGTCTACCAATTTGATTTCTTGTAATGCTTGAGCATGGTCAACTAATACGTGGTCGTGTCTATCATGTTTGTAATCACTTAATTGTCTGTCTATAGGTTCACGCAAGTTGAGGGACTCAATTGCTCTTGTGCATGCATCTATGTTAATAATTCCCTGACCCTGCCCAACATGTATCAAATGAGGAGCATGAAACATCTCTCCGTGATTAGCGGTAAAATCGTACCTACTAGGTGGACGTTCAGACCATAACTCAATTATCTCTTGCAATTCCGAATTAACTGGCATATGAGACATTTCCTGCCAAAACTTTGAATCTTGCCTATCGCTGTAGTAGTGCATTCGTATCATTGTCAAGATATTACGCATCATCTCATGCGAACTCTTATTGTAGTGTTTTTGAGAAGCGGTGTGCGATGGAAGATACGACGCAAGATACGGAATAGCATTTCGCACCTGTTGAATTGTAGAACCAATGCTGGTTGCTTCTAATGGTTCTACAAACGAAGAAGCCAAACCCACAGCAATGCAATTCTTTTGCCAAGGCTCTTTAAGATGCCCAGCGTCAAACTTGATTACTCTTGGGTCATCAGGAAGTTTGTACCCTGACATTTGTTCTGCTTCCCGAACAGCCTCTTCTACCGAGATAAAGGCATCACAAAACACATAGCCGTTGCCTCTGCGTTCTTGTGTAGGTATTTCCCACATCCACCCAGAAGATGCTGCACGAGCACGGGTGTACGGACGAATTTGTCCATTGGGGTCGCTTTCCGTTGGAAAGGGGATGGCTGAGTTGCAAAGCAAGAATTCACTAAAAGAATTCCAATCGGTATTACCAACCTCACTTATTAGTGCCCTGTTAAAACCTGAAGCATCAAACCAGAAGTTGGCTTCTACGATATCGCCTTGCTTTGTGCGTACCAAACTAATAAGCCCGTCTTCATCTTTTGTGACAGACTCAACTTCTCCATCAACAAACTTGATACTTCTTTTAAAAGCCAATTTTGTAAAGTACTCATTGAGTTTGTTTGTGTCAAAATGAAATTGATTAGTATTCTTGTGTAGGTTTTCTTTTCTTATTTTGTTCCGCACCATGCCAACCGTTGATGTCTGGCTTGTCAACATTTTCCCAGACTCAATAATTCCCATGTATCCTGCAAAAAGGCCGTGACAAAAAATGTCATCAACATGACCCACGCTATGAAAATAGTCCTTTGTATGTGTTGTCCAGTTTTCATAACGGATTCCGTACTTATGAGTAGCCAATGTCTCTACCAACATCTCCTCAAGGGGGATGTCAACTAGTTCCATAAATTGTTTCCAGTGCTCTGTAGAACCCTCGCCAACCCCAATGATGCCAATCTTAGAAGATGATACGACTGTTATTCCACAAGCAGGAAAAGCCCTACGCAAAATAAGGGCAGTTAGTAGTCCAGCAGTGCCAGAGCCTACTATGCCAAAGTTTTGTATACGGTTTTCCATTACGCTCCTATCAGTGGTACCAGGTAACAAGTGAATGCTTAACACCTTTAGTCACAGGGTGTGCGATATGTAGATACGGGAAGTTTGATGGGAACATCAGAACCCTTCCACATACTGCTTCAACAGTAACATCAAAATGTGGGAACTCTAGTTGACCACCCTCTTCGGGGGTAGACAAAAATGACACCATACTGTAAACCCTACGGTTATCTGGACCGTGGTCAAAGTGGGGTTTATATTCAGATTGTTCCATATACTTTAAAACAGAGTACGCTTCATGTATGGCAGTTGGTATTAAAAATTCATGCCTGTAGTCTTCTGAGACCTCTTCAATAGGATTACGAATTGTTTCTGTAAAACGCTGCGACAATTCGGTTTCAGGGTATGGCTTCATCAATGGGATAAGGGTACAATTCAAGGAAGTTCTGTACGATGTTGATTTCCCAGACCCTACGGTAGAACCATCCCATGATAGTTCCGACCAGTCAGAGTTTGTTTCCTCTTCCAGTTTTTGCAAAAACTTGCTTGCGTTATCTTCGGTAAAAACATCTTCATAAAGGAAAATGCACGTCCCTAGTTTTGTAAGTTTCATATTACTATGAACTCTCCCTCATAATAAACCTCAGTAGTACTATCAACAATGCGAAACTGGTGCAAGCCTAGCGTACTGTAGCGTGAACGAAACATAAGTGAATTCTTTGTCCTTACCATTGGTTTTACAATTTGAGAAGAAAAGTTTAAGTCCGTTACTTCCATGTGGGTATCTTTTGGAAAGTCTATAAATTCATTAGTAACATCCACCTTGTGTATGTACCCTGCTTTTACTTTATCCATACAGTCAGAAAATTCATTTTCTGGAAAAGACTTTATACAGATTTTATCAATACCCTCTTCTATGCGAATTGATAATTGAGATTCTCTTGACAGTTTGGTTGCCTCATCTGGCACACAACCCATGCTAGATGGGACGCAAACAAAGCGTTTCATTCAATCTCGGCTAGTTTTCTTTCAATTAGCGTTATGCTATTGAGGAGGGTTTCTAGCCTCTGCTGCTCACCTATTAGAACTTCAGAAATAGTATAGTTTTCTGGGTCAAAGGTATCTGGATCAATACCTGAACGAAGAACCATGTGGTAGACCTCTGACTTAACATTTGCCAAACTGCTTTGCAGTATGCCTTTTTTTTGTTGCGTATTTAGACCGTAGTCCATGTTAATCTCCTCTATGAGTTGATGAGTAAGTATGCCGAGCCTGTGGTTGCACCTACAGTACCATATGACCCTGCTGTTGTATCGTATACAATTGTATTAGCAACGGCATCTGATACGACCAATATCGCACCTCCGCCTCCGCCTCCGCCAACGCCACCTGCTCCACCTGTAGATCCAGGAGAACCAGTTTCTCCAGTTCCACCAGTACCTCCAGTTCTTGCTGGTGCTCCTGCTCCTGTGTTTACACCGTCATTTACTCCACCAGCACCGCCTGGATAGGTAACCTGACCATCTGGGTTAGCGCTACTTGTACTGTGGTGATGGTAGTCAGCATGGGAACTAGGATGAGTAGGTGCATGTGTATGTGTATGGCCTGGATGTCCATAGTGGGCATGGGTATGCCCATCATGCCCACCAACTGACCCGTGATAATACAAGTTATGGTGGTGACCGTTTCCTGATGGTTCAGCATGGCTGTGGTGACCGTTTGGTTTTTGATGTCCATGTATTGGGTAATGGGTCCAAGTCCAAACAAAGTGGGGTCTCCACGCATGCCAATAGTGCCCGTCCCAGTGATGTGCGCCGCCATGTGGACCATCATTGTGTGGGTGATGAGCATGCCCTGAGTGATGCCAGTGTGCATCTTCATACACACCAATACCTTTTCCACCGTCTACCGTAGGTTTTGTTGCGTGAAAATGACCATCAGAATGTCTCGTCGTATGGTTATGGTGATTATGTGTTCTAGGGGCGTGGCTTACATGTGGGGCAACATGGTGGTGGTCTACACGGTTAGGTGCAGCCGCTCCGTTTGCACCGTTTGTTCCTTTGGGTACGTGTGTTCCAGCAGAACCAGGGCTTCCAGCAGAACCAGGGCTTCCAGCAGAACCAGCAGCACCATCAGAAGCGCCATGACTACCAACAGACATGACTGTTCCTGACCCTATAATTGTCTTAGCCACAACAAGAACTACTCCGCCACCATTTCCGCCTGTACCTCCTGCTCCACCAACACCTCCTGCTCCCCCTGCTCCACCAGTACCCCCTGCACCTCCTGGGGCGGTAGGGTTGGCTGAACCATCTGCTCCAGGATTGCCTTTCCCTCCAGGTGCATTGACTGTAGTTGCGCTAGGTGCATACCCACCATTAGCGCCCGCAGCGCCCGCTTTACCAGGCCATGACGCTGGGGTCGTACTTGGTGTTCCAGTAGCACCAGTAGCCCCTGGAGTACCAGCCGCACCAGTTGCACCTGTAGCGCCAGCGTTTCCTTTTGACCCACCACCGACAGGGATGATTGTCCCAGAAGGATCTACCATGATTCCAGAAAGCATCATATTGATATTTTTATACAAGTATGAAGGCAGTTGTGGGATAGTAGGAGCCGTTGCTCCTCCGCCTTGACCACCTGCTCTGTACGTTATTGCTGACTGAGAGTGTCCTTTAACTGTCCCATCTGTAACAGTTGAGGCTGATGGGCTAATAACCCCAGAAGACACCGCACCTATGCCCATATGCCCATCTAGGGTCAGTGTGTTTCTTACAAATACTCTGTAGCCGTTAGTGAGTAGTACTCCTGATGAGGTGATTGTTAGCGAGTTATAAAACATGTCTGAAGTCAAAGTAACGGCTGAAGAAACGGTGACATCGCCATCAACGCCTGATCCATATACAGAATCATTTGCAATTCTTGCAACACTTTTTTCTACTCTTGAAATTGGCATTTCATACCTGTGACATGTAGTGGACGGTTCCTGCGTTTTGACCAGTTACATCTGTAGAAATTCCAGATGGCAACGCTTCAGAAGATGATACAACAAGAATTACGCCACCTCCAGCAGGAGCAGTTCCTGGCGCTTTAATGTAGGCCGTACCTGTTGCTGGTCCAGAAATATAACGAGCAGCAATGATAACTACTCCGCCACCTGCTTGGCTAGCCCCACCTGCACCACCTCGTAGAAATGTAGGTCCACCAGATGCAGTAACTGAATAACCAGTTACTGCTTGACTTGGGATTTTAAAGTAGTTACTTCCACCAAGAGTTGCTAATGGGGCAGTCGCTGCAAACCCAGTAGCAGAACCACCAAGGGAGTGTGATACCGCAGTAGATGCCGCTCCACCTTGCTTAATTGATCCATCAGTAGCAAAACCTGTAATGTACCCAATTATGGAGTCGGCTCCCATGAACTTTAATGTGCCTTTAACAAATATCCTGTAGCCATTAGGTGCTAGACGAACGCTCGCATTGATCGTCAAATCATTCAAATACAAATCTCGTGTCATGGAATAGACACTTGAAGATGGAGCCATGCTCAAAACGGTTGTAGTTCCGTCTAATGTGGCATCACCATCAGCACCAGTTCCGTAGACAGAGTCAACGCCTTCGTTGTAATAGGCGTTCCATACAGAACCATCCCATTGCCAACTCTTAGAGCCAACAGTAAAGATTTGGTTTGTGTATGGAGAAGCAGGGAAAGTAATCGCTGCCATTATGCAGGTCCAATATCTTCAACAAACAATTGGTACTCTCCGAAAATTGTTCCTGTACCTGATTGACATTTAGCCCGCACTTTTCTTGTGACTGACCCAGCGGTTTCGGTGGAAATGTATGTCAAATTTTGGAATGTATAGTTTCCGCCACCAGGAACATACAAATTCAAAGAGCCTGTTATGTTATTGGATGAGTCAGTGATGTATGTTTCAAGAGTTCCAGCAGCCGTTGCGTTGGAAGCATAAGCGTAAAAAGTATATTTGTATTGACGAGTGGCTATAGCAGTAAATGTTACGGAGGTTCCTATGTCGGCAAGTGTTGTGGTTAGACCTACTGTGGTGCCAGTTGCTTTGGCAATAATTCCCCACGGCATGTTCCACTGCTGTGACCACGCCGAACCATCCCAAGTTAATTCTTTTTTAGTATTTGTCTCATAGACATGTTGACCAGTCCACGGAGAAGATGGGCGAGTAGAAGAGGTTGCTTGGTACGGCGACATTGTTCCACCGCCTAATTCAACCCATGCTGAGTTGTAATAGATGTATGAAGCGCCAGTAGAAGTATCAAACCAAACTAAACCAGCAGTAGGTGATACTGGAGCAGTTGCAGAACTGACAACTACTGTGGCACCAGATACCGCCGTTGCAACAAAGGCTGTTGTGGCTACTGCTGTAGTGTTGTTTCCAGCAGTTTGCGTTGTGGCAATAGTGCCAGTTGGCAGAGTAGGCGTACCCGTAAATGTTGGTGAGGAAAGTGGAGCCTTAGCGTCAATCTGTGTTTGAATAGCAGAAGTTACACCATCTAAGTAACCAATTTCTGTGTCTGTTACGTTTGTAACTCGTGCTTGAATTACAGCCGTATCAACGGCAACAGTAGGTGTTGCACTTTCTCCAGAGTTATTTGTAAGGGTTACGCCTGTACCAGCGACTAGCGATTGAACATAGTTGCCAGTTGTGTCGGTACCGAGGTCAATTGCATCATTAACCCATGCTGTACCGTTGTACTTAAGGAAGTCTCCTGATGTTTTGTCAACAAGTGAAACATCGTGCATCCACTCAAGGTGGTTATTACCAGGAATAATTCTGATTGCAATTTGACCCGTGGAAGCATGACGAACGGTAATGAATGCAACAGCAAGGTCATGTTGTGGTCTTACATTTGTGAGTTTTCCATTAACGGTTGGGTGGGCAAAAAGGATGTCACCAGCAGCCCAGGTTTCGTCACCAACCGCAAGTGCACTGGCGGTGCTTCCTCGTGTGTCAAGACCAGTTAAGGTTCCAAAACTCATCACTTCGCCGTTGACGCCGT